GACCTTGAAAATCTTTACTATCAGCTAAAGAAGTTAATTGATCTACACTAAGTTTGCCAAGTAGACTCGCAGTTTTAGTTAAATCTCCTTCCGCTCTTCTTACTTCAGATATAGCAGCATTCGCTATAGCGTCTGCTACAGCATCAGTAGCAGCTTGAATTTGTAATCCTTCCGATTGTCTTGTAGAAAAAGCCCCAGTCTCTCTAGCCAGTCTAGCTGATGTTCTTTGTTGAATTCCAGCCTGTAAATCTTCAGTCTCAAGAAAACTTTGAGTTCTAATATCTCCAAGAGCTAATACATTAGCTGCTGCCACCTCTTGATTTATTTGAGATACTGCTACTTTTATAAGACCTAACTTTTCTAGCTGTTTGATTAATTGGTTATTTCTTTTTTCTTCTACTTTTAAAGAATCTAATTCTGTCTTTAATTTTTCTTTAATTCTATCATCACTTTCTTCTAATAACTTATTAGTCTGTTCTATTAAAAGTCTTGTTTCTTCTTTTGTGAAACTTTCTTTCTTAGAAGCATCAGTTATTAATTTTTGAAGTTCTAGAGATTCACCTTCTTTGAATGTTATCTCTTCACTGGCTTTAGCCATTGCAGCTACAGCATCTAAAGTTTTGTCTCTCAAACCAACATTAGCATTTAATATTTCTTGCTCTGTTCTTAGAGCGATCATTTGATCTTCGGT